ACGAGGAAAGATGAAACACGAAACCAGAAACTTTGACGCTCAGTTTGAGCTAAGAGAAGAAGGCGATGGCATGACCTTTGTCGGTTATGCTGCAAAGTTCAATTCACCATCCGAGGACTTGGGTGGATTCATCGAGATTATTGAACCCGGTGCGTTTAGTCGCTCGCTACGCTCTCGCAACGATGTCAAGCTGTTGGTCAATCACGACAGCGGCAGGGTGCTGGCTTCTACACGCTCTGGAACCATGAAAGTTTATGAGGATGAGATTGGTCTAAGAGTAGAGGCACAGCTACCCAACACGACTGACGGCAGAGACATGAGAGAGCTTCTGTCCAAAAAAATCCTAGACAAGATGTCTTTTGGCTTTGCAGTTCTAAAGGACTCTTGGAACAATGAAATGACCGAGCGTAGATTGAAGTCTGTTCGTTTGTTCGAAACAAGTATTGTTAGCTGGCCTGCCTACCAAGCTACTGAGGCTGGAGTTCGCTCACTTGATAAAGTCGCTAAGAGAGCGCAGGTAGACCCTGACCAGTTGGCGGATGCAGTATTCAAGCTAGAAGAAGGTGCTGACCTTACTGATGAGCAGGCAGAGCTAATCAAGACTGTCGTGAACTCACTTGCTCCAACACAGGTCAAGGTAGAACAGCCAACCGAAGAAGAAGTCAATTTGTTAGAGCTAAAGCGCAAGCAGCTCGACCTATTGCTAAAGAGGAACTAATGGCTACCAAGCAAGAAATCAAAGACACGATTCTTAAAATCGCTGGAGACCCTTCAGTTGGAGAGATTTATTCTCTAGCTGACAAGTGGGCTGATGCAATTTGGAAACTCGACAATCCAAACTTCGCAGTCAAAGATGACAGCGAAAACAACGGCAGCCAATCGGCGAGCGCTGCCACAAGGGAAACTCGCATTACTAAGCCAACAGAAATTCGCTAACCCCCTTCAGCGATAGTTGCCAAGAGCGAGTTCCACCCCGTAGGGTCTTTTCCTTTCTACCTACGGGGTTTCCCCTACCCTGTGCGATAGAATAAAAACATGGCTGAGTGTAAGCACCGCCTGTTTTCAGTTCTGAGTAAGCTCGGCTGATGTCAAATAACTAATAGGAGAAACCCAATGTCACAGTCCTTTATCAAGGCACAGGCAGAGGCTCGTGCAAAGGCGTGGGAAGAAGCAAAGGCCCTTCTTGACACCGCTGCTGCTGAAAAGCGTGATCTAACTGCTGAGGAGAACGAGAAGTTCGACCGCATCAACGCAGACCTAGACAAGCGAGCTGAAGCAATCGAAACAATCCGCAAGGCAGAAGAGCGTGAGGCTAAGGCTATCGCTGCTGCTTCTGACTTTGCCGTAACCGAGACTGCAAAGTCCGACTACGACTATGTCCGTTCCCTAGCAAAGGGTGAGATTCGTTCTCACAACTTTGAGACTCGTGGAACCCTAACCCCAAGCAACTCTGGCGGAGTTGTGCCACAGTCCTTCGTAGCTCGTGTCTATGACCTTGCTCGTCAGGTTGGCCCAATGCTAGATGTTTCTGAGGTATTCAACACCCAGTCCGGTGAAGACCTAAAGATTCCAACCCTGACCGCTTACGGAACCGCTGGTTACGAAGCTCCAGGTGCTGAGATCGACGAGTCCGAGCCAACCTTCAGCTCAATCACTCTTGGTGCTAAGAAGTATGCCTTCCTAGTTCCAGTAGCTCGTGAGCTAATCGAAGATGGTGGCGTTGATGTTGCTGAGGTTCTAGCTCGTGCAGCTGGTAACTCAATCGGTGTTGCAGTTAACAACGCTCTAACCACTGGTGCAGGTGGAGCTTCAGCTCCAACTGGTATCGTAACCGCAGCAGGAACCGGAGTATCCGGAACTATTGCTGGTGGTCTATTCACCGCAGACCAGCTCATTGACCTTGTCTACTCAGTAGATGGAGCTGTTCGCAGATTACCAGGAACCGGCTGGCTAATGTCCCCAACCGCAATCCGCAACGCTCGTAAGCTAAAGACCACCGATGGTTACTACCTCTTCGAGCCAGGTCTAAACGGCGCTACCTCTGACACCCTACTTGGATACACAGTTCACGAGAACCCAGGAATGGCAGCAGTTGGTTCAGCTTCTGCTTCTGTTGGTTTTGGTTACCTGCCAAGCTACAAGGTTCGTGTTGCAGGCGGTCTACGAGTAGACAGAAGCGATGACTTCAAGTTCGCTAACGACCTTGCAGTATTCCGCTTCTTGATTCGTGTTGATGGAAACCTGTCACACCAAGACCACTTCAAGATTTTCCGAGGATCGGCTGCTTAGTCTTTCCTAGAAACTCTGGCAAAACCCTCACCCAAAAGGTGGGGGTTTTTGCTATGGTGGAGCTAGAAAGGAAATCATGAAGCCAGAGAAATTAGACCTGACCATAACCACTTGGTCGAACTCCCCTTACCAGCCGACAGGCTATGGGATGCAGGTTGGGATTCTGCTCGATTATTTAGTGAAGCATGGAGTCAATGCCGCTCACCAATCCAACTGGGGATTAGAGGGAAGCAACTCCACTTACAAGACTGCCTTTGGAGAAATCCCTCACTACGCCAGAGGCTATGAGCCGATGAGCCAAGACGCTCTCGCAATCGCTCATAAGATGCAGGCAGCTAAGAAAGACTACAAAGACTACATCTTGACCCTGGGAGATGTTTGGACTCTAAAGCCTGAAGCGTGGCCTACCGAAGAATTCCCACGCATTCTAAGTTGGGTTCCACTCGACCACATCTCAATGCCACCTGCTGTCAAGCAATGGCTCGTAAAAGAGAATGTCACACCTATCGCAATGGCTCCATTCGGAGTTGAGCAGTTAGCAGAGAACGACATTCAGGGTCACTACATCCCTCACTCGATTGACACAGTTTCAACTTTCAAGCCAACCGACAAAATTGGCAAGCAAGACGCTAGAGAGTTTCTAGGACTCAAAGACACCGACTTCTTAGTAATGATGAACTCTGCTAACAAAGCAAATAAGTCAATTCACCGCAAGGCTTTTGCTGAGGCTCTAATGGCTTTCGCTGTATTCCGCCAGAAAGTCCCAAACGCCTATCTCTACATTCACACAGAGCCAAAGGGAATCTATGGCGGATTCAACCTGCCAAGACTCGTTCAGGCCTGTGGGATTCCAATGGATGCTGTTATCTTCCCTGACGGTGTGGATTACCGACTGGGACTTGATCCACAAGACCTAGCTGGCTTCTACTCGACTGCCGATGTTGCTCTGCAACTGTCGCTAGGTGGTGGCTTTGAGATTCCGATTATCGAAGCGCAAGCCTGCGGAACTCGTGTCATCGCTACCGACTGGACTGGCCCAAGAGACCTAGTGGCAGAGGATGGCTTCAAGGTTTCTGGACAGCTGTTCTGGGATGAGGCTCAGGCAGCGTGGTGGAAAACCCCAAGCATCGCCTCAATCGCAACTCAGCTAGAGAACGCCTATGAGGTTTGGAAAGCCGAGGGTTCTTACTCAGAGAAGTCACGCAAGTTTGCTCAGGATTATGATTCGGCTAAAGTCTGGAATCACTACTGGTTGCCATTCCTAAAGGGCTTAGTTTGATTCTTATTGTTCCTGTTCTGAACCGCTATGACCTGCTTCAGCGCATGGTTCACAGCATTGACTACGAGCTATCTGACCTGCTGATAATTGACAATGGCAGGGGACTAAAAGAATTAGATGTCCCCGATGTTGTAAAGGAAACCCACATCTTGACAATGCCCTCAAATCAGGGCGTAGCAGGAAGCTGGAACTTAGGTATCAAGTGTTTCCCTTTTGAGCCGTTCTGGACTTTCACTTCAGCAGACAATCAGTTCCACCCCGGCTCGCTTCAAAAGCTGGCAGAGGCATCTCGACCTGACACGCTTACCCTCAACTCAATCTGGCCTTACTACCAGAGCTTCAGCGTTGGGGAACAGCTAGTGCAAGAGGTCGGGCTGTTTGACGAGTCAATCTATCCCATCTACTTCGAGGACAATGACTACGAACGCAGGGTAACAAAAAAGGGATTCCCTGTCCTAAAGGTTGATGCACCTGTTCACCATGACAACGCCTCTACGATCAACGACCCTACAACCCCAAACCGCAATGGAATTAGCTGGCCTTCCAATCAGTCTTACTACCAAACAAAGTGCGACACCGATGACTTCTCAGAGGGTCGCTGGAATCTGGAAAGGATTAGGGCAAACAGTTGGCACAGGTAACAATCACCGGAGTAGCAGGATTCTTAGGGTCACACTTAGCTGACCTGTTTCTAGCCGAAGGCTGGAAGGTCAAGGGCGTAGATTCTCTAATCGGCGGCTATCTGTCGAATGTCCCCGAAGGCGTGGACTTTTATGAGCATGACCTGTCTTGGGACATTGAAAAGATGGAGCAGGGGTTCATAGGCTCAGATTTGGTCATACACGCCGCCTGCACCGCCTACGAGGGCTTATCTGTGTTCTCCCCTAGTCTGGTGATACAAAACACAGTTCAAGCCACTACAAACGCTCTGGTGGCTTCTCAGAGGCATGGCGTTCAGAAGTTTGTCTACCTGTCCTCTATGGCTCGCTACGGCACTCTGCCGACCCCTTACACCGAGGACATGACTGTCGCACCGCAAGACCCCTACGGAATCGCAAAGGTAGCCTCAGAGCTTTTAGTCAAGAACATCTGCGACACGCATGGCATGGACTGGGTGATTCTTGTTCCTCACAACATCATCGGGCCACGCCAGAAATACGATGACCCTTTCCGCAATGTCGCTTCGATTATGACAAACCGACTACTTCAGGGTAAGCCGCCAATCATCTACGGCGATGGCACTCAGATGCGTTGCTTTAGCTTTATTGACGATGTTATTGAGCCGCTTTACACAGCCTGCCTAGATGACTCGGTGGCAGGGGAAGTAATAAACATAGGCCCGGACGAGGAAGCAGTCACAATCAACGAACTAGCCGAGAGATTGCAAAAGATAGTCGGCACAGACTTCGAGCCAATCTACACAGGCGGCAGACCACAAGAGGTCAAGATTGCTCTCTGCTCATCAGACAAGGCTCGCAGGCTCTTAGACTACGAAACCTCTAAGACCCTAGACGCAGGACTCACCGACTTGGTTGAGTGGATCAGAGGCAGGGGAACAAAAGACTTCGAGTATCACCTGCCCATCGAGATAGTCTCTGACCGCCTGCCTGACACTTGGTCAAAGCGGTTGTTCTAAAGGTAGAATTAGAGCAGGAGAATCTATGTCTATTAACAATGGCTATGCCACACTTCAACAGGTCAAATCAGCTATCGGAATCCAAGACGGACTAGATGACGCTGCTATCGAGATGGCTATTGAAGCAGCCTCTCGCCAAATTGACTCTTACACCGAGCGTTACTTCTACAACGCCGGGTCGGCTGTAAAGATTTTCGCACCGCTTGATAACTATGTCTGCGCTACCGAGGACTTCATCACCTTGACTAAGGTTGAGACCTCAGAAGATGGCGAGACCTATGACACCGAGTGGGCTGCCGATGACTGGCAGGCTGAGCCGCTCAATGGTCGAGCAGGTGGACTCGTAACTTCTTACACTCAAATCAGAGCTGTCAAAGATTATTTCTTCCCTGTCTCGGGCGGTGACGCAACTGTCCGCCTGACTGGAACTTGGGGTTGGTCGGCTGTGCCAATCGCTATCACGCAGGCAACTGTCATCCTTGCGTCAAGAATCTTCAAGCGCCTCGATTCCCCACTTGGAATCATCTCTGGCGAGCTTGGCTCAATGAGAATCGGTTTCCGCCTTGATCCTGATGTCGAACACCTAATCAGTCCTTACCGAAAGATTCAGGCAGCCTAATGGCAGACATCTCCGAGCTTCGGCAAGGAATTGCTAACAACCTTGCGACCATCCCCGGTCTAAGGGTTTCTGCCACAATCCCAGACAACCCATCGCCGCCGATTGCGATTGTTCAGCTCAACCGAGTTCAGTATCACCAAGACTTCAAGCGTGGGATGACTGAGTATGACTTTTCAGTTCAGGTTATTGTTGGCAGGGTAGATGAAAGAACTGCTCAAAGAAATCTCGATTCCTACTGTTCAAGCACAGGAGACTATGCCATTGGGCTTGCGGTAGAATCAGATAGGACACTAGGCGGAAAGGCCT